TTAATTTAGGAGTCAAAATGGCGAACGTACTGGAAGTCCTGCAAGCCGCTGGTCTAGATGTGGAAGCGGAACCGGGCTGGGAAACACGGCGCGGTTCTAAATGGTCGTTTGATCACCGACCGGGTGGCACGTTGGGGATGATTGTTCATCACACCGCTGCTGGCGGTTCAGCAGACATGCCCTGTAGGAAAATTTGCACCTTCGGCAGATCAGACTTAAAGGGACCGCTCGTTCAACTGCTGCTAGGTCGATCAGGCAAAGTGCTGTTGATTTCACAAAACCGCTGCAACCATGCTGGCCGTGGCTCATCAGAAGTCATCAAAGACTTAGAAGCGAGCCGAGACATCACCGCTGAGTTTGATGCTGGGCAAAGTGCTTACAACGCACGCAACTTCGGACGGGACAACGACTACCGCAAAGGTAACGGCAGATTCTGGGGAGTCGAAGTTGAGAACAATGGCATCGGTGAGGAATACAGCCAAGCCCAAATCAAAGCACTCGTGAAACTGTGCGCTGCAATGTGCAAGTGGCAAGGCTGGGACCACAACCGAATCATCCACCATCGTGAATGGACCAGCCGCAAATACGACATGAGCTACACGGGACCACTGCGCGACTATGTGAAGAAAGCCATCGCCAATCAACGCTGGCAGATACCTAAAAGCGCTGCTCAAAGTGGTACCACTCCGCCTGTAACGCCGCCTAAGCGCCCCGCAGTATTGAAGCAGGGCAGCACCGGCGAGGAAGTAAAGGAACTACAGCAGGCGCTCTCCAAGCTTGGCTACCGAGTGGAAGTCACTGGCGACTTTGACAAGTCCACTTATTACGGAGTGGTGAGATTCCAACGCAAACATCGCCTCACAGTTGATGGCCTTGTCGGCCCCCAAACCCTCTCAAAGATTTACTCTGTGCAGAAGCGCCCCTCAGTTTCAGTTGAGCAGCGCCCCTACCCCGGAGTAGTTCTGAAGCGAGGCTCACGTGGCCCAGATGTAAGATGGGTACAGCAGCACATAGGAGTCAAGCAAATCGATGGAGTACTGGGTCGCCGTTCCGAGGCAGCAATCAAGGCCTTCCAAAAACGCCGGAAGCTAAAAAGCGATGGGCGAGTCGGGCCGGTCACTTGGTCTCACCTTCACAACTCATAACAGGAGCTATCAATGTTCAACAAAGTATTTCTCACTGATTTAGCGGAGCGAGCAGTCTCGACTGCGCTACAAGCGTGGGCTGCGGCTTTCGCAGTGCCGGGACCGGATGTACTAGATTCGGTAAAGGTCGGACTTGTCGCAGGACTAGTCAGCGTGGCCAAAAGCATAAGCGCCCGCAAAGTCGGTGACGACTCGGCATCAATAGCAAGGGTAAGTGAACAATGAGCGAAGCGTGGCTAAGTCCATCAAACAACTCCAACAAGAGAGCAATCAGGGAAGTGCAACTCGCACTGGGCCTCCACCCGGATGGGCAGTATTCCAGATCGCTAGTCGCGCAGGTTTCGGATTTCCAAGCAACCAACAAACTCGAAGTTGATGGCTTGGTGGGACCGATCACGTGGGCCGCTCTTCACGGCACGAAACCTGAGAAGCCGAAGAAGAAGGCACCAGCTAAGAAGAAAGCTGAGCCGAAGGAAGCTGAAGCGAAAGCACCAGCCAAGAAGAAAGCACCAGCGAAGAAAAAAGCTGCGGCTAAGTAACTGAGGCCAGACGCGAAAGAACCGCTCCCAGAGGAGCGGCTCAATCGTTGGTTTTATTGAGAGTCTTATTCAGATGGAACAGCCCTCTGTAGGAATTGGTCCCGTGGGGTGGTCCAGTTCCATGCGTCTGTGTCGTCGTATTTTTCGATTTTAAGTTCGGCTTCCATTTCTTTTAGAACTGAAGGCATGACGGCGGCTACGTCTTGGTCGCCGGTGTAGTTGACCTCTACCAAAGCAGCGAGGCTGGCGGTGCCTCGTGGGCCAGAGGCTTTCAGTTCGTAGGTAACTAGTTCTTTGATGGACTTTGTGTTTACCATTTCGAGTCCTCCCGGAATCGGTGTGTGCTATTACAGACCAGTATACACACAGGGATACCCCTTGCAACCCCAAATCAAAGAATTTCTAAAAAAACAAAACCCCGCCATCAGTACAGGTGATGACGGGGTTCCGTTGTCTGGTCATAAGGAGGAAATGATGTAACAGCAACACACCCAACCTGACCAGACTCTATGTTGTTCCTCGAACTATATCGGGAACATGATCCTCAATCCATTTATCGATGGCACGAGCGAACCCTTCGTCCATCATGTACCGCCAGAGCGCCTCCGCATCATTCCCAGTGCGGCGCACCAAAGTCTCAACAAAGTCATCTGGTAGCTGAAGAGAAGCCAACCGATTAACTAACTCGCCGATCGCTTTCTGCTGCACAGAGGGAAGCTCAGTGAACCGCTGCAAACTCATCACGCCTCCACCATCGACCCAAACTTGATGATGAACTCATCAGCGGTAAAGATGTCGGACTCGTACATTACGTGCGGCTCATCAGCTACCTGAACGCCGATCTTGGTGATGCGCGTAGTCCAATACAAGGTGGGCACTGGGAACTCGGCATCGCCGGCTCCGCTGATGCCAATGCCGAAACCGGTGAGGTCGCGGTTGTCGCCTTGAAGCTCGTTAAAGATGATGCGAGTCAGATAGTCGGGATCGTTCCATCGACTGCGACCTTTGTCTAAGCCATCGGCTAAGACTTCGCAGACCATGTCACCAATCCAGTGAGTGTAAAGAAAGATGCTGGCCTCGCCAGATTCTGCTCCAACCTTTGGCTGGATGATTTCGATGTTGCCTCTGCAACCCATGACAGATACCTCCTCAGGTGTTTGTTGCTGTCGTGGAGTGTGGGGATTCGAACCCCTGCCGAGAATCGCTATTTTCTCTCGGCATTCCTACGCAGGCTGACAGGCCTGTGCTGCACTCCGAAACTTCGGTCCTCCTTAAACCATCCCGTCTAGTTCAATCCTTAGGTCATATGCGTAGCGCTCGCCATAGTCAGAAGGAATCCAACAAGTGATACCCCACTCATCGCTCTTCTCATTAGTGGAGCCGCAGTCACAAACTTTCTTCTCGGCGTCGGGATTGAATGGATTCCATCCGCACCAGCCATTACCGGCATTAATGCCTCGGCCTTCGTTGAATAAGTCGTAAGCGGTTTTGAGATCAATGGTTACGGTTTCAGATCGGCTGTAGCCATCCTCTGGAATCCGAACTCGGATCTTTTTGTTTGCTGCTTGTTCTGGTGTCATTTCGGTACCTCCTCAGGTTCCTGTTGCTGTTTTGGTTCTCAGGTCCAGTGGACGATCTTCGTAACTACTGGGTGGTTTTCGATTTCTAGCTCGAAGCGATTACCTTCGTAGTCTTCGATGGCGAGCGTTTGGCATTCTGGGTCACGTCCGAAGTAGATCGAGGTGACGTAGTAGACGCCGCTCTTGCCTGTGCGCTCGTTGGTGTGCCAGATGGTGTCGTACTTGTTGATTTCTAGGGCGCTGGTTTCGATTTTCATTTTTGGTTCCTCCGGTATTCGGTGGTTGCTGTTGAAGACCAGTATACATGCAGGGGTACCCATTGCAACCCAAAGTCAGGTATTTCTCTAACTTTCTCGTGCATCGATTTTCAGCATCGCCGCCAACTCATGCCCTCGCGAATTCAAGACATGAACCCGGCCAGTGTTGCCGGGAGTGGTAGCCACCTCCAACGGCGCCTGAGTACTCGGGTCACGAAGGAACTCAACGAAGCCACGATCATGAAGTTCTTTCAATCGAGTCGAAGCCTTCTCAGGAGTAAGCCACCGGCCAGTCTCAATCGATGCCTCCGCCACGGCTCTCGCTGTCAGACCCTCAGGGTAGGCTTTCGCCAACATGCCAATCACCATCGCATGGTAGGAACCGACACGAACACTCGCTGCTGCTCGCTGTGACGTTTCAGGATCAGTGGCACGCACCTGCCCGCCTCGCTCGTTTTCATCGAACCCCCACAAGGTCGGCTGGCTCATGACTCCTCCAGTTCCCAGTCGTATGGTTTCAACTCTGTGCCGTGATGCACTCGATCCAAAGCCAACTGCATCACAGCCGCTCGATCAGCGTCTCGTTTGTCTAGCCAAGCGCCGATCCCAAGCAGCGCGAAAATGATGAACGGCTCTAACGGAATGCCGGTCATGACGAAGCCTCGAAAACAAACTCGGCTGGTACGTGACGCTTGCATTCGGAGCCAATCGGAAACCAGTACATATCGCCGCCGGCTTCTTCGTGGCCTGATTCCTCATCGAACTGGCTGAACTTGTCGATGCCGTATTCGTTCGACAACAAGGTGCCGCCGCCTGCCACGACGTGAACTGTCGCTGGCTTCTTGCCTACCTTCTTGCCGCATCGGTGGCATCCGTATTCGTCGCTTTGGTTTCCGTGAGTCCAGTCGCCGGGAATCTCCCAGAGTTTGTCCTCGCCGACAATTTCAAATGGTTCCATTTGACAGTTCCTCCTGTTTGGTTTGTGTTGCTGTCGTGCCCCGGTGCGGAATCGAACCGCCATCCCGAGGGATGCCAGTCCGGGGCTTTTGTCCAGCTACCAGCTTTCCCCAGTGATGGCAGGACCGTTGCACATGGTGAACATTTCGTATTTTTCGTCCCTGTACTCAATTTGTGCAACTCGTGTTTCTTTGGAGTCGATTCGTAGCGCTTCGTCGCTAGCGGAGTGAAGCTCGAAGTGGACTTCAACCATTCCGAATTCTGGGTAATCAGCTACAGATTCGACGGTCCAGTTCTTAACGAACCAGAAGCCGTTTCGACTTCCCATGACTGCGACGACTTCTCCGGGGATAAGTTCCCGTGCTGTTTTCTTAGACTTGTTCATTTTGGTTCCTCCTGAGGTTCCGTGTTGCTGTTGAAACCAAGCCTAACACGAAGGGCTACCCCTTGCAACATCAATCCACAACTATCCACAGAATCAGACCTGACCCTGTTACGGGGTAGGGAGGGGGTCACCCACCGCCAGAACCTACAAACAATGGGTCTGAAGAACAGGAAAGCCAAAAAAAGTAGCCACGCGAGTAGCCACACTCAATCCCAAGAGTGACGCAACAAACCCATACTTACCGAAGCGTCCGGATTTGCGTGAATCCAACTATGACAACGACGACACACAGCGATCGTGTTCTCAGGGTCAACAATCGAACCGCCACGAGAACGCATCAACGGCTCATGAATATCTGTGGCGCGCCCCTGACAACGATCAGTCCGACTGCGCTGCCGAGCAAACTCGCCGCCAAAATTGTTGATGTAATACATGTAGATCGGCTCCCCAGCCTCGCACCTTGGCCGAGCCTCTAACTGCTCCCGCACCATTGCACGCCGCTCCCCAGATGCCTGCTGCCGCTTCTTAGAAACTGAACGCAACGGAGTGCGACGCTTCAAAGGACCGCCTCGCTTCACGACTTACCCTCCGGCCTCATCCAACGAGTAGGACAAATCCCCGGAAGCAAATCGTGACACTCACAAAACTCCTGCGGGAAAAGCTCAGGATGATCCTCAACAAGAACCTGCATTATCGTCTTAGGTTTCTTTTCAGTCATGGCTGACAAGTCCAGTACATCCATGAGCGCTTGCCAACAACCCAAATGTGATGAGCCATTGCCACGTTTACCTCCGGCTCGAGAATTCGACTCCAAAGAGCCTCCCCGAAAGCGTCGCGCCACACAGTATTCACCTGAAACAATCCTCGATCGACTGTGCCGTTTCTGTTTGGCGGACTCACCGCTCCCGGTCGCATGCTCGACTCGCACATCGCGACCCGTTTTGCTTCTCCGCAGTCCCACTCCCACTGAGGCGCGCAAATCAAAGCCTCTAACTCTGACAGGACCGGTGCCTCTGCTGACGTCAACCGAATATCACGCTTGGGAGTTGTCGTGGTGGTGGTAGAAGTGGTGGTAGTGGGAGCAGAGATCCACGGCTCTAAAACCACCGTTGTGGACGGCGGACGTATTACGCTGGCCGTAGTTGGCGGGGCGGTCGTCAAAGCGCTCACCGAGGGGAACAACACCTCAGATGGCCTGACCGTAGTCTGAGCGCCCTTGTATGAGACAGCGAACACGACGAAGACGGCGATCGCCCCGACCACTCTCCTCATTGGGTCGGCTCATAACTGCCGCGAGACCAACGCTCGTGACCATCAGGCAAACAAGACTCGCAAGGCCGAAAAAAATCTGGCTTGGTTTCCACAAAACCCATGTCGCACTTTGTGCATTCAACCATCCGCTCCCTCATGTACGCCTTGTTGACTTTGACCGACTCGGCGTGCGCTTCTTCGAGGAACTCATCCAGCGAAGGACAAGTAACAAAGTTGCGAATCACAATATCCACAGTCCGGACAATGACAGCAGGAGAAAAGTCAGACCAAGCAGACAACCACAGAGGTCGCATCTGCGGTGACTCATAGCTCGTTGGAAAAGCATCAAGCATTTTCGTGAACGCCTCATCCATTATTCGACTCATGGCTGACCCTTTCCGATAGCGCCAAGCGCTGCCCGTAGTTCTTCAGGAGGCCGCCACTCAGATGACGGCTCACGCTTTGCCCTTTCCACAAAAGACTTGTACGCACGCATAAAGATAATGCGATCGCCCGTCGGGTTTTCGGATTGGCAGAGAGTCACCCATCCACCACAAGCAGAAATGCCGCTCACGATTTCAGGACTGAGACCTTTTGCACCGGCGAGTCGTCCGCCGGTTTGGATTCTGCGACACACGAACGCCCATGCCTCCTCAGGAGACAACCGGCTCACATCATCAGCGGCGGCTTGGCGGATCGCAGCGATCGATGGAAAGAACCGCTCCTCGGTCAGAATGAATTTCACAGCCCGCTGAAGCTGATCAGGAGACAAATCAGAGAGAGCATCCATGTAGATATCAATCTGCTCGTCCGGCATTTCTTTAGAGAACGCAGTAGACAGCACCGCCAAAGCTGCGACAACGGCCTGCCGGGAGGTTTTGTCGCTTTCAGCCATGATCGACTCCAAAAGCTCCGCACCAGAAGCGCCCTAAGACGTTTTCAGGGTCAGCCTTGACCCTAGACACCTGACGATATGGACTCATACCTCACCTCGCTCTACCTTCGCTCTGAGGCGAGCAAGAGTCCCCGCTGACCCCGAAGGCTCTAAAACGTCGACATCTTGCCATCGATGGTCTCGCAACCACCTCTCAGGGTCTTTCCGGTACTTCTTCTCAACGACCGAAGCCTGCTGAGCAGCAGCGCGAATAACCAACTCAGCGGTAGCAACATCAGGAACATGACGAGACCACTGAGCCTCCGCATTTTTGCGTCCTACCTTTTTCCCGTAAGCATTCCAAAAGTCATCGAACAAGTTCTTAACTGGTTCTCGTTCTAAATGGTTATCGTTCTGGGCCGCAACGGTGCGGCTACCCGTGGCCTCACCCATGCGGCTAGGTGGCCGTACAGATGCGGCTACCCCTGAGGGAGCCACCACAAGAGTGTAGAGATTGCTGCGATTAATAAGATTCCCATCTTTGGTGCGGTCACGCCGATGCTCAACATGCAACGCACCAACACAAACCAACTCCTTGATCCAGCGATCGACGGTGTCCTTAGAAGCACGCAAACGCCCTGCCAAAGTAGCTCGACTCGGCCATGCAGCCTGATCGGTATTTGTGTACCGCGCCAACAACGCATACAGGCGAACGGCCCCATGACTTATCTCGGCTTCAATGAGCCACTCAGGGACAATCGCAAAAGGCCCAATATCTGATCGTAGATCAGCGTCGGGTCGGCTAGAATTTTTCATGATTACTCCTCATGCCCGCAGGGGAGATGTACTGAACAGACCCACCAGTCGCTCGCAGCAAACTGGTGGGTCTTTCAGGTTACACCTCCGGAACATCCTCCATCGCAACGTCCTCGGGATCAGGCGAGTCGATGACTTCCGCCTCCAACAAAGAACCAGTCGCAGCATCAATCAGAAGCTGAAGCTCGCTAGTTCGTATTGAGTCACTGCCACGATCGCCCCAAGCTGCGATAGCTAGATCACGATTGCCATCGCAAGCATCCAAGAGGCGCTGCTTGGCTGCGGCTGCGCGCACCATGAGATCAGCACCGCCTGCGCCTTCGATGGGCACGCCATCGGAATCGACATCTGCCCCCATCTCCTCTGGCACGTAGCCGGCACCGAGAACGACATCGCTAAACAAAACCCGGCAGAGCTTCGAGACAGCACGCCAAGTAAGCATCGACTCCTCGTATTGCTGCCAGTTTTTCTTACCAGCTAAACCAGCGGCCTGAGCATCAGCCAAACTGAAGGTGGCCTCATAGGCGTCGCCGGTATCGACACGGCTGCCTCTAGCAATCGCCACACCTGCCTCGTGGTGAATTTCCACGGAGTGACCTGCTTGCCGCACGAGACCCAACATGGCCTCCGGCTTCATGCTGGCCTGCCCCTCAATCACGTGAAAGTTACGCATAGCTGCCATGACATCCCAGCCGAAAGCTCGACCGGCTAATCCAGCAGCAACGATGTCGGCATCCTTACCACGATAGGCACGAGGCACAATCGTGGAAGAAGCCAACACAGAAGCCTCACGAAGAATCAAATCGAAGTACCTCGTGTCATCAGCACGAGCAATCTGTCGATCTTCAGGAATCGCTACATCGCTCACAGCGTGACCCCCTGCTGAACATCGAGAGTGTAAGAAGACTCACGACGACAGAACTCGTCATCGCTGATCCCTATTTTCTTAAGCTCAGACCAGCGAGGCTCAGGCCGAAATACCTTCTTGTGAAGGAGTAGCTTTGCTGCATCAAAATCAAGCAACTCGCCTGACCCGTCAGGGTTAAGTCGATTCTTGGGATCGGCGACTGCCCGATCAACTGCCTCCAAAAGTTCCTGCCGTTTGATTTCAGATCGCCGAATCGAAACCTTAGGAGTGCAGACAACCTGCTCTCCGTTGTCAGACTCGACAACAACAGGTAATGACTTCCCGTCATTGGCATCAAGCAACCGACGAGAGATCTCAGAACTACGATCACTGATCGCATTCCGCAGCGACCCGTTGGTGCTTTTCCATTTAGGAATCAGGCGAGCCGCTACACGGTCGCTGATCTCCAGAACATCTAACGCCTTAGCCAGATGCTCCATTGCTTGCGATACTGCATCAGCAAGCTCATCGGCGGTCGCGTCATCTGCGAGTCCGTCGAGAGCCGCGGCAGCATCATGAATTGGTCGAAGTTGCGACCATTGCATATTCGCCATTTGCTCCTCCTCGGAGTGGTAGTGGATGGTGCTGAGAACACCAGCCTGCCAGCGGGATAGGACTCCCACTGACAGGATGTTGCTATCAGTTCAAGCCAAGTCGCTCAGCCGCCTCCCCTCTTGTCTCAGCGGAGCCAGAGTAGGGACTGATGGCTCGCTCAACTTTCCGAACTCGACTGGGACAAAAGTGGAAGCTGGAGCCACGCACCTCAGTCGACTTCTTGGTGAAGGGGCCAGCGCCGCATAAAAAGTCGCCGCCCCGATCTCGGCCTGCTTCCATGAACATGAACCATCCAGAGTGACCGGTGACTTGGAATCGACGTCCTCGGACAAGCGGCAAGTGCCCCTCGATCCGGTACTCGGTCCAATGAGCGTAGCCCTTTTCGTAGCGAGCACGAAGTGCCCGATCGCCAAGTGCTCGCATCTTGCGTCTAGATTTTTCGTCTTGCCTCGTAGGCATAGAACCTCCTAAAGGTGTTGCTGTTGAACCGAGCCTAGCATGAAAGGGTACCCATTGCAAATCGAATAGAAGAAGGGGTACCCGTGAGCAACCAAACTGAAAGAGTTGCAAGCGGCTCCCCTTGATGATACGATCCGACAAGCAGCAACTCATCAACCCAAGGAGCCGCGCATGAATGACAAACCTCAGAGCGACCCGTTCAGCGAACCTCTCGTGAATCGACCAACGATCCACGACGAAATGCGACGCTGGCGAGAAGCAAACCCTCACAGGAAAAAAGACTTCCAAAAGATCCAAGAGACCTATGAGTCTTACTTTCCCGACATGGAAGGTCCCCACGAAGTCAAAGCATGGCTGGAGGCACACCCGGCACAATCAAGGGAAGCGATGGCGCTATCTGTGGGTATCACCCTCGATGGGCAAATCAACGGACGCGGCGAGTTAGACGACTCCATCATCGCTGAAGAGCTTGGCATTTCTGTGAACGAAGTAGACGACCTCCTCACCAACGCAAATCAATTAGTAATCGGCGGACGGTTTCCGTATGGAAAACGAGTGACAGACGAAAGAGAATTGTGGAAACGAAGCGGGGAAGATCCGCTCTCCGTCAAAGAACATGATGACATTGCAAGCCGAGTCGACCTGTTGAAAAGGGCACAAGCGAACGGTGGCATTCTCCCACTTGACCTAACAGACGACGAACTGAAGCTGGCGAAACAAATGAAGGAAGAAGGCCTCTTCGATGCCCCCGACGGCGGGCGTCGGAACACGCCGACATTCAAAGAATTCAGGGAGATAAGCCTAGAGCAAACCAAGCAAATGTCGACCGCTGGAATCCTTGAAGGCTTCGCAGGCTACGAATACCGAGAAGGCGAAGACGACGGCGACCTCGAAGTCCACGTCAAAAAGATATACGAAGCACTCAACGATGAAGAACTAGAGATCTTCAGTCGGCTGATGGGATTCAGTAAACAAGGCGAAAAGCAATCCTCATCAACGATGCAAAAACCAGAACAGATCGCTGAGGAACTCGGAATGACCAGAGCAGAAGTAATGGCCATCGCTGACAACGCCCTAGCAAAAGTCAAAGATGAAAAAAGCTCTCACACTCTGAACAGCGCTGAAGAATGGCTCAACGCATCAGACAGGCTCACTGAGAACAGCCTCGAACTCGTATACAAGGAAGAAATCAACGAAGAACACGATGAGTGGCGTACTGCTTTCTGGGACGATGGACTAGAGACAAGCTCACAGATGGACGAAGCCAAAGAACTACTACAGATGATGGGGCAAGACCCCTCAACATTTGGAAACCCAATGGAACTCGATGACTGGGTCTCAGCGATCGTGTTCTGGCAATCCAAAATCGTCAGAGCGAACCGCTCATCTAGCGGCAAAGAACAACTGCGAAAGTGGCTCAGCAATTTAAGAGTCGCTCACTCGAACATGAGATCGCTCCCCAAATACGTGGAGAAAAGATTCACGAAACTCACACTGGACAGCTTGCGAGGAGAACTCCACGGCACCACAAAAAACATGGTGATGGCAGCCGAAGCACGAGTCGCAGAGTACGACTACGTGTGGCTCCAAAAAGAAGAACTCCCATCGGAATCAGGAATGGTGATCATCCCCGAAGGAGCATGGCCAATCAACTACACGCACGATGAAACCGGCGACGTTTTCGAAGGAAGAATGGTGGCGGTCTCATGGACACACAGCGCAGGGAACACAGTGCTGTGGTTCTGGGACACAATCGAAGCCGCAGACGGAAACCGAATGGTCGAAACATTGCAGCACGTCTGGTCCTGCAACCCAGCCAACGGAACAAGCCTCGGAGGAATGGTGAGACACCCACGCCTCGCAGTGGAAACCTTTCGCGAGCTAGGAATCCTCGGACCAGACGAAGACTGGAACGACCAGACAGAGCAAATGTTCGAGATGTGGTCAAACATGGCGAAAGCCGCAGAACTCATCCGCATGCTCGGAGAAGAGATCGGCTTCACACAAAAAGCTCGCCCAGTCTTCACAGACAAGAACACGAAACGCCAAGTTAAAAAAACGCTAGAAGAAATACCGGACATCATCGTCTACGACTTGCGACGTTTCGCTGTGAACGCCCAAGGCAAAAAAGAGTGGGACGGAACACATCGAGAGTTTTCTCACTCATTCGATGTGCGAGGCCACCCAAGAGTCCTCAAACGAGGAACACCAGAAGAAAAAACAGTCTGGGTGAGACCACACCGCAAAGCAGTGGACAAGCCCTACATCAAGAAAGACCGAATCGGCGTACTGCGCCGCTAACAGAAAGGCCATCATGGCATTTGACAACACGGTAACCGTGACAGGAAACATGACTCGACCCCCAGAGTTGAGCTTCATAGGAGCAAGCGGAATCGCTCTAACCAAATTCAGCATCGCAGACAATCAACGCAAAGCTGATGGCGAAACCGAAGCCCACTTCTTCGACTGCATCGCATGGAGAGAACTCGCTGAACACATCGCCGAGTCATTCGAACAAGGACAACGAGTCATCATCCACGGCAAACTCGTCCAAAACAAATGGATCGATGATGCCACTGGACAGAACCGATCCAAAGTCGAAATCCACTGCGAGACCGCTGGACACTGCCTGAAGTTCCAAACCAGCGTCGCAACCAAAACCACAGGCCAACAAAAACAAGCCCCAGAGTTTCAACCGAAACCGGTCCCAGAGGAGGAACCATTCTAGTAGGATTACCCCTGCATGACTTGGCGCATAGAACTACACGGCGAACGCCCGTGGACAACAAACGCAGAACGCAAGTGGCATCACATGCAGCGAGCAGCGAAAGTCAAAGACACGCGCGAAGCCTTCGGGTGGATGGCAAAAGCCCACCAAATACCACCACTCGGAGCCATCGCAGTCCACGCAACACCACTAGCGAGAGACAACCGCTGGAAACAAGACGTAGGCGCATGCTTCCCCGCAGTGAAAGCAGCCATAGACGGCCTAGTAGACGCCGGCGTTTTACCAGACGACGATCCAACATTCGTCAGATCGCTGACCTTTCACCCAGCCGAAATAGGCGAACTGGATGGACTACGACTCGAAATCGAAGAGGTCGAATACTATGGCGATAACTGAGCCACTCAACCAAGTCGACATGGAAACACGACTAGACACACTCGGAGAACGGCTCCTCGCAGAAGTAGACCGCTACGCCAACCTCACCGTAGAACGAGCAGAAGCAGAAGCCGACTACAAACGGGACTACCACCGAGCCATCCTCCAAGCCCAAGGCGGCACAGTCGCCCAAAAAGAATCAGCCGCACACATACACGCAGCTAAAGCATTCAGGAAATGGAAAATCGTAGAAGCCCAAGAAAAAGCAACACAACAAGCACTCATCGCACTTAGAACCCAAATCGAATCAGCAAGAACAATCTCAGCCAACGTAAGAGCCGCAGGAGGCTAACCAATGAACGAAAACATCCAAGCACTACTCGCAGAAGTAGAAAGACAAACAACCGAAATCAACCACCACCGACAACAAGTCGCCGAACTAGGCAAACAACGCCGCGAACTCTTCGCCGCCCTCAAACAAGAAGGCGTCACCTACAAAACCCTCGCCGCCGCAACAGGCCTACACACCATGACAATCCAACAAGACATGAAACGATGGAGAAACGAAAACCCAAGAGAACTATGGGAATCCTTCACAAGAGCCACCGCCGGACAACAAAAACCCGCTACAACTGAAAAGCCATGCGACACGGACTCGAAAGATTCAAAACAGGATGCCGCTGCAATACCTGCCTAAAAGCCAAAGTCGCAGACATGCGCCAACACCGCCTCATAGACAACAACACAGACTGCTTCACCAAAGAAGACGTACTAAACCACCAACAACAACAAAACCAGAAATAACATCTCACAGTCATGGCGTACCGGAAAGAAGCATGGAACTTCTCCGACTTCAAATACATCCCACCACTCCCCGAACACTTCCAAACCCAATCCCTGTGCTACAGCGCCCCCATCAACTGGTTCTTTCCATCCAAAGGCGCCCCACCAATCGGCAAAAAACTCTGCACCATCTGCCCAGTCCAACCCGAATGCCTCAACTACGCAATAGACAACCAAATCAACCACGGCCTATGGGGAGGAATGACAGAACGTGAACGATTCACAGAACGAGCAAAACGCCGCACAAAACCTGCGACAACCTACGACAAAGGAACCAATGCAGATCCATCAAGTAGACCCGACCACGCTCACTGGCGCTGAATACAACCCACGCCAAATGCCAGATAAGCAAAGGCTGGCGTTGGAGCAAAGCCTTGATGAGTTTGGTTTTGTGCAGCCGATTGTGGTGAACGAACAAACTGGCCTCGTCGTAGGTGGGCATCAGCGACTGAAAGCGGCTCTGGATTTGGGACACAAGGAAGTGCCAGTGGTGTACGTGGATCTAACGGAGGAGCGAGAGAAAGCTCTCAACGTGGCGCTTAACAAGATCAGCGGCGACTGGGACTACCCAGCGCTAATCGACGTGCTCGCCGACCTTGAACCACGCCGAGAGTTTGACCTAACCGGATTCGACATAGACGAATTTCAAGCACTCGAAAACGAATGGGCGAACAAGACAAGAGCAGGCACAGAGGGCCGAATCAAACCGCCGCCCCGAATCGCACGCTCAGAAGAAGGCGAGGTCTACATGCTCGGCGATCACGTCCTCGTCATAGGAGACAGCACAGACCCAGACAGCTACCTGCATTCTCCAGACCCATGCCGGATGATGTTTACAGACCCGCCATACAACGTGGAGTACTCAGGCGGCACCAACGAAGAGCTAACAATCCTGAATGACAACTTCGCAACGGTCGAAGGCTACCGAGACTTCCTGCTGGATTTCTTGCTCGCCGCATGGACGAAGAACAAAGGCGTGAGCTACATCTGCTACGCATCAATGTGGGCAGAATCAGTGTACGGAGCATGGCGCCTAGCCAACGGACATCACTCCAGCGAACTCCAAGTAGCAAAGCGAGAAAAACCAGACACCAAAAAGCAAGGCCAAGTCGAAAGATCGCTGGTCTGGGAAAAGAACACCTTCGCTCTCAGCAGAAGCCACTACCACTGGCAACACGAACCAATCCTCTACGGCTGGCACGACAAAGCAGACCAGCGCTACTGGTGCGGCGACCGACGCCAATCATCGGTGTGGCATTACGACAAGCCATCACGAAACGCCGATCACCCAACAATGAAACCAGTGGACCTTGTCGAACGAGCGATACGAAACAGCAGCGAACCCGGCGACTGGGTACTCGATCCATTCGCCGGATCAGGAACAACGCTGGTCGCAGCCGACAACATCGGACGCCGCTGCTACACAATCGAACTAGACCCACGCTACGCAGATGTCATCATCGACAGATACATCAGCCTCGGAACAGGCGAAGTGGAACGCATCTGTGAAGTAGAACTAAGCCAACCAGATGGCTGGTGGGAACAAGAAGCCCCAGAAGAACCAACAGAAGAATAGGATGAGAACATGCCAGCAGGATCAGGACGACGCCTCACCGAAGACGAAGAAGAACGCATCGTAGAACTCCGCCTCGAACGAGTCCCGGTGCGAACAGTGGCCCAAGAAATCGGCTGTCAACCCAACACAGTCACAGAATGCATGCGCCGCTACCACAAAACCAGAGCCGCTGAACTAAGCAGCACACTGGACGAAGTGCGAGCAGAACTAGTCGACAGGCAAACACGCATCGCGATCGACGCCCGCCAAGGCGCGCAACAAGCCCGCAAGTACAACGACGTCTCAGCACACGTGCGCTACCTCGCCGAAGAACGAGCCACACTCAAAGAGATCGGCTACCTCCTCGGCTTACAAGCAACGCCGGCATTACAGATCAGCGGCCAAGACGGCGGCCCAATCCAAACCGACGTGGGACAGATTCTCCTCGCCTCAATGGAACAATACGCACTAGATCATCCAGAAGAGAACCTGCCGCTCCCACCCAACAACGGGCAGAGCAACGGACGAAGCAACGGGCAGAGCAACGGACAACACCCAGACGCATGACCTTCCAAGAGTGGCTGCAAGCAGGCATCGCCGCAGGATTCTGCACCCCGGCATACTGCGACAACCATGACGCCTACTACGAAGAGGACTGGGCGATAATAAACGAGATGGAAGACAACGACTTCTGCTGGCCTGTGGTCCGCCTCCGCCTCGCAGAACTCGAAAGCATCCAACAAGGCCAGATGAGCGATGAGTGAAGAATCAGCGCAACAACTACTCGCCAAGTGGCCGGCAGAGCATCGCCGAAAGATACTCGACCAGATCAGCAACAAGATCGGCGATATTGATCCCGAAGCACTTCTCCACGATTGGAGCCTGAAAAGACGCCCATCCCAAGCAACACCGCAAGGAGACTGGCGAGTGTGGCTGATCCTCGCTGGCCGTGGATGGGGCAAGACAAGAACCGGCGCAGAATTCATCAGAGAACAAATCGATAAAGAACAAGCAACACACGTCGCGCTTGTAGGACCAACCGCTGCCGACGTGAGAGACACAATGATCGAAGGCGAATCAGGTCTGCTCGCTATCTACCCACGGCAACAACGCCCACGCTACGAACCATCCAAACGACGAATCACATTTCATAACGGCGCAGTCGCTACCGCTTTCTCAGCCGACGAACCAGATCGACTACGCGGACCAAACCACGATCTCGCATGGGCAGACGAACTCGCCTCATGGCGATACCCAGAAGCATGGGACATGCTGCAACTCGGACTCCGCATCGGGAAACAACCAAGGACCGTGGTCACAACAACCCCGAAACCGCTGCCGCTGATACGCCGCCTTCTCGAAACCGAAGACGGCAGCGTCCACATGACCACCGGCTCCACCTACGACAACGCAGCCAACCTCGCTCAAAGTTTCGTGGATGAGATCACCACCAGATACGAAGGAACCAGACTCGGTAGACAAGAACTCCACGCCGAAGTGCTAGACGACGTGCAAGGAGCACTCTGGAACCGAGACCTACTCGAAGAACACCGAGTCACCAAAGAACCCAACCTCACCAGAATCGTGGTCGCAATCGACCCAGCAGCCGGAAGCAAAAACGACAACGCCGAAACGGGCATCGTTGTGGTGGGACTGGGCGACGAAGGACACGGCTACGTGCTGGACGATGTCTCGCTGCGAGGCACACCTAACGACTGGGGGCGAGCAGCCGTGGCGGCTTACCACCGACACAAGGCAGACCTCATCGTGGCAGAAGCGAATCAAGGCGGCGACATGGTGAGCCACACACTCAGAACAGTGGACGCCAACGCCCCAATCAAGATGGTGCACGCCAGCCGAGGCAAACGAACCAGAGCCGAACCGATCTCAGCGCTCTACGAACAAGGCCGAATCCACCATCACGGCTTCCACGGCGAGCTAGAAGACCAGTTGTGTAGCTGGGTGCCAGACCAATCAGCCTCACCCGATCGCTTAGACGCCCTCGTGTGGGGCCTCACAGAAATCCTGCTGGGAAACAACCAGCCGCCCGCTGTGGTTCCAGTTTCGATGACGGCACCAAGCCAGTGGAGACTCTAAAAGCCGTTCGAGACCGTCGGGACCGTCCAAGCCGTCCAAAGCCGTCCAAGCCGTCGAAAGCCCTCCAAAGACGTCGAAAGAGGTCCAAAGCCCTCCAAACAGAGACCCTCCGAAGGGTTCAGAGCCGTCGGATTCCACGATCCGGAACAAACTCGATAGAAAGTGTTCGCCTGTGTAGCTGAGTGTAGCTACAGTCGCCGAAATCGAGCCGAAATAGCCAAAATGTCTACGAGTGTCACGCAGTATCGCCCGATGTAGCTACATCTGCCCCAAATGAGCCGAATCGGGCACCAGTGTCGCTGGGTGTCACGCACTATAGCTACACTCGCCCAATTTGACCCAAAAACGGCGCCAGTGTCGCTGCATGTCACGCGCTATAGCTACCATCGCCCAAAACGAGCAAAAAGCCGGCCTGCGTATAGCAGTATCGGCCTATGTCACGCAGTATCGCTGGATCTCTGCCATCCAAGACAAGCGACTAGACTGCAAGCAAAGAACTCAACGGCTCCGCAGACACTCGATCGCGTAGAGCCACAGGAGGAACAATGACCAAACTGGCAGAAACCCTCAGTCGAATCGCAAATCAAGCTGACTCAGCAGCAGCCGACGCTGCCGCCTCATCCGTCAACGGAACCCCAGCCAAATACTGCGAAGCACTAGGCCGAACGATCGAAGACTTGCTCTCAGAGATACGAAGCAAGCTCTCAGACAGGGAGTGATCTAAACCGAACGCACCATACAAAGCAGGACACGCCTCCTCATGGCCGGCAGATTCCGAACACCAGAGGCATGGCAAAGTCATACCCCGATGCTACTCTGGGATCAGCAGTAGTGACCTCAGTGTCCGAACAAGGAGCAATCCATGTCGGACTCAGACGAATTGGTCGCCAAGATACGAGCCATCGCCGATGAAGTCGAGGGAACCACTGCGTCAGTCGCCGACAAGGCACAAGCAGCAATGGAGAAGGCGGAAGCCACGGTCTCCAAGTTCAAGTCGACACTCCAGTCGATCATGGACAACATCGCATGGATTGCTGGACTACCAGCAGTCCTCGGTGGGGGCTTTGGATTCTTAAAGTCCAACGCTGACGAGTCAGCAGCAACAGACTGGCAACTAGATCAACTAACCCAACGCATCGCCGAACTGGAGTCACAGAACAATCTGCTCGGCGGCGACACAAAGAACTTCTCACTCAATCTCGGGAACGCCCCCGGCGGCAGCATGACCGCAGCAGTGGGATTCTTAGTCCTTGGCGTGCTCATCGTCGGAGCAGTCTGGTGGCAAAAACGAAGGCGAAACGCATAGCCCGTTTCACAAGCGCTCTCGCAGGCGCAATCCTCCTAATAACCGGTTGCAGCGGAGGCAACTCTCCGCGCCCGGAAACAACCACACAAGCCGAGTCAACAGCAATGACGGTGGACACCACACCACCAGTCGAGTCAGGACTCGAAGTCACGCAAGTAGTCACCCTTGACTACGAACCGAACGATGACGGCTTCGGTTTTGCGAACTACGGCGGAGGCAACGCACCCGCAGCGCTAACAGTGAACCTCGCACGCCGCCTCTACGGAGATGAACAAACCTGCGCCTCAGTAAGCGACACAGGTGAATGCACGCCACAACCAGTGATCCTGCAACTCATCGAACAAGCGAACCGAGCGATGGCCGGCGGACTCTGCGAAGGTTTCGCTGTCCTCTCCCTGCGCTTATATCAAGAGGGTGCGACAGCGAGCCTGCTGGGACAAGAAGCACTTGTAGCTGCACTCGAACAAGGCGACCCGAGAGTGGCAGCCGAGCTAGCGTTCTGGTTTGTCACGCAATTTGCCAGTGAAACGCAAGCCGCCGCAGCGTTCTATCGAGAACAAACTCCATCCGAGATTGTGGCGACGCTTGCTGACGATTTTGCGAACCCGCTGACCAGCGCTGGATACACGCTGGGCCTTTACTCGGCTGAAGGCGGCCATGCGGTCACTCCTTACGCAGTCGAAGCGACAGACAACGGAAGCCGCATCTACATCTACGATTCTAACTGGCCGAACGAGCCACGCTGGATCGATGTTGTGGACAACGTGTGGACTTACGCTCTCGCTGCTACGAACCCAAGCGAAGCCGCAACAGCGTGGACAGGTAGCACCGGCACACTCGAACTCACGCCGATGGCTTCAAGACAGCCACCATTCTCATGCGCTTTCTGTCCGCAGCCAGATGGAACCAAATCGATGACGCTGCTGACCGCCGCCGGATCGAACGACACTCAGCTAGCTCTCCAAGTCACAGATGATCAAGGCAGACGACTCGGAGTCTTTGAAGGAGAACTCGTCAACGAGATACCGGGAGCGATCTACCGCTACATCGCAACCTCAAACACGGCAGACCCAGTGATGATTCTGCTGCCAGCATCGATAGAGAACTACACCGCCGACGTGGCAACAGTAAACAGCGAGGGAAATGTCAATGAGGAAGGTTCCTCACCTGAACCCGAAGGCGCCGTGTCGATTTTCGTGGCGCAGGACGGCGCCGCTGCCAGAGTGGAGACAAGCATCGCTGACGTCACAGACGAAGCAGATGACGAACCGGTTCTAGCAGTAACCGAGAACACCGGCTACGAAATCAACGACTTAGACGAAGCAGCAGTCGAAATCGCTGATCAAAATGTCGCAGTGAGCGTCGTGATCGAAGATGATCAAGAGTTGGCGTTCCAGTTCACCGCCCCGCCACCTCCGCCAGATCCCACAGAAGCCCCTGAGAGCGACGCAACGTCAGAACAAGCCCTTGACCCACAAGAAACACCAGAACCTGTCACAGCGCCCCAGATCACGCTCTCAATCGCAACGGACGACGGCGAAGAGCTAGCAGAGATCGAAATCGCTCAAACAGAAGAAGAAGCGCCAGAAGAAATCGTTATCGAGATCGACGAAGAAGGAGAGGTGGAACTTGTTGCTACAGAAATTGAAGCGCGGCCTGCGACGATTGTGGCTGAGTTACGAGAGTTGGTGGAAGAACGACTAGAAGCCGATCCCGAAGAAGCTGATCCGTGGTTCGAGGCACCCGCCGAAGAAGAAGGCGAACCATTCATCCTTGATCTAGAGGACGACTTCTGGGACGAAGAAGTCTGGGAAGAAGACTGGCACGAAGAAGCAGACGACTGGGTGTGGGTCGAATCAGAAGACTTCGTGGAATGGGTAGAAGAAGAAGGAGAGGAAAGCTTCCTCGCTGAAATCCTTGATGAAGAATTCATCGCCGAGATGGAAGAAATTATCGAACGCACAGAAGAACTGATCGAAGAACTACCAGAACGAATCGAAGGTGAGTGGAGCGAAGACGGCTGGGCTGTCGAGATTGAGATCGTAGAAATCGAAGAAGAGCTAATCCTTCGGCTTACCCCCGAAGAAGATCTGCCCGACCCAATCGAAGATCGGCTCCCCCCACCACAAGATGAACCGCCTGATGGGATTACGCATAGCGACATCTTAGATCCCCTACCAGACATCACGATGCCGGACTGGCTCGTCCCAGACGAAGACGGCGACGACTGGTGGATCGAAGACGACGAAGAAACATGGCTCGATATACCCGACATAACACTGCCCGAATGGGACACTGGAGAGGAAGACGATGACTGGCCGCCCGATGACAACGAACTCGAACCTGAGCTACCTGCGACCAACGATGAATCTGACGCCAACTCTGAGGATGAAGATGATGAACAAGATCCAGAAACGCCGCTGGGAGAAGGCGAAGAGCAAGAGGAACCATCCATCGAAGTGGATACCCCTGAAGAACTACTCAACCCCGGAGAACCACCCGAAGTCACCCCCGAACTCCCAGATGACGAACCAGTAATAGAAGAACCGCCACCACAGCCATCATGGGACGGCGGCGGTAGCTCCTACATGCAAGTACTGCCGGATCAAACAAGCAGCGAAACCGAAACAACGACAAGCACCACAGTCACCTCGATGCTTTACCACAACGACACTGACGGCCACTGGTATCAACAAGTCACGACAACAGTCACGACAACAGAAACAGAAACCATCAGCACCATCTCCAGTCAACGCATGGTCCACGATTCGTGGTGGTGCTACGACGACGGCTACGGCAACGGAGGCTGCGGTGGCGACACAAGCTACGGCGAAATCGAAACAACAACCACAGTGGCCGACCCCACAGTCCTCAGCACCAGCAGCACCAGTACTGAAACATGGATACCGGCGTCCTGCGATCAAGGCGGCTGGACCGGCTTCGGAGACTGGTGCATCGTCGACTCACCACAGAACCGCAACCAACGCGAAGTGGTGCAATTCACAGTCCCGGACGACACAACAGTCACAGGGGAACGCCGCCGCATTGTGATACGAGCCGAAACAAACCTGCGCCATCAAGACTTCAACCAGACAAGCCAGTTCGGTGATCCTTACATCTACCTCTACGAAGACAACGACTCCGACGTGGGCGATCACACAGGAGACACAAGTGAATACACCAGAGGCACGTTCATCGAATCAGATGACGATGGAGGCAGAGACTGCGGTACCGAACCCGGAGAAACCTACGCTGACTGCACGAACCCACCATCGGACGCAACCGACCCCGACGAATTTCCCAACGATCAGATCGGCTGGGACTCGGGACCGACACCAGTCATCGACAACGTATCAGATAGCTGGGACAGCGAAATAGATCGATTCATGGAACCCGGCGACTACGCTGTGGAAGGAACTGTCTACAACGGCAACAACGCCGGATGGTACCGACTCACCATCAGCGACGAAACAACCGAAAGCGATGGAACCTGATGTACGAATACGCTGCCAAAGTCGAACGAGTAGTCGACGGAGACACAATCGACGTCACACTCGATCTCGGATTCTCGATCCAATACCAAGCACGCATACGCCTCCTCGGGATCAACACACCTGAAAGCCGCACAAGAGACAAAGCAGAAAAAGCACGTGGCCTCGCTGCGAAAGATTACGTCGTGGATTGGTGTGAAGCTCAGGAAGCAATCGTGATTCAGACCAGTCTCGATAAGCGTGGAAAGTTTGGCCGAGTGTTGGGCCGAGTTCTTGGCGTTGACGGTTACTGTTTGAATGATGTTCTGGTCGATGTGGGACACGCCGAAATTTATGAGGGCGGCAAAAGGTGACGGACGCCATCGCTGCGATCGGAGCGGTAACCGCTGCACTCGTAACCGGCGGCTTCACAGTTCTCGCTACGGCGATGCGACGCGAGAACACACAAGCTCACTCAGAGACAACAGTGCTACTCCGCTCAATCGATGAACGCACACAACGACTCGATGAACGCACCGACGCTCATGGAGTGTGGATGGCACGCCACGCTGACTGGCACGCCAACAAAGGCGACCAGATACCTCAACCGTAAAAAGAAAGAACCGCCCCGAAGGGCGGCTCAATCATTCGTGGGTTTTGATTAAACGAAGTTCAGAACTATCACCTCGTTACCTACTGAAGAACTGAATTCAGGGCAGCCTCGCTCCCATATCTTGACGCAGACATCGTCGTTGCCTTCAAGTTCCAAAGCGTGGACTGTGACTACTCGGGCTTCGCCTTCGAAGTCTGGTGTTAAGAAATCATCGGTCATCAGTATGCGATCTCCAAGATTCAGTTCATCCATCCGCTTTACTGTTACTGTTGCTGATCCTCTTTTAACTGACATTTTCGGTTCCTCCTACGGTTCCGGTGGTTGCTGTTAAATAAACTATAGCAGGCAGGGATACCCCTTGCAACACAGAGTGGAACATTTCTCAAAAATATCTTTCCCGCCTCGACAAATAGCCGACCTTCCTAACTAGGAGAACTATCGCTCCTTTCTCGGCTGACGAAATTATGAGCAAGGCCCGTAGCCAAGTGCGCCAAGAAGTGATGCACATCACCATTATGAAAATCGATGCGCCGGAGGATGCCAGCAATCTGATCCTGCTCGGCTTCCCCAGCAGCGAAGATATGGTCAAGCACCATCTCGGTCCAGATTAAATGCACGTCGCCGTTTTGATCCTCAACCTCATAGAGCCGATCGCTCAACCCTTTCTCTTTGAAGAAGGTGCGGAGATAAATAGTGCTAGCCATGATCAGGCGCCGCCTTCCATGCTCCAGCGATGAGGAGTCACGTCGTGAGCCATGTAGCTGCGAGTGGCAAACCGAGTGCGAACGAAGTCGCTGTCGACCTTGGGGTCATGCTCAACCTCAACATCGAAGGTGTACAGATTCGCTGCGGTGCGGTACCCCTTGGCATTGCCAGTGACGACTACGCCTTTGAACTGCTGCGCTTCCCAAAGTTGACGCGAGGTGGGAGGTGAGAAACAAGCCTTGTCGAATCCGGTCTGGTTGATGGTGGGGTCTTGTTGTTCGACGATCATCTTGGCTACTGCTTTGATGGCGTGCTCCTCATCGGTGTGAGTGAGCCGAACAATGAAGGTGGGGTTTGTGGATTTGTTTGCTGGGATATTCATGGTGATCACTTAGGCCTTGTTTCCGGTGCGGGCTTCGATGAAGCGAGCCTGTGCGGCTTGGCGGCGAGCGACCTGTGAGACATAAGCTGCTTCTTCTTCGTAGCGCTCGTCTTGCGGATCGTAGGTGGGAGTTGCTTTGTTCATTTTCGCCTCCTAGGCGGTTGCTGTTAGGAACTACTATACACGAAGGGATACCCCTTGCAACTCTAAAACGGGTATTTCTTGAAAATTTTATTAAGCACCAAAACGCGAAAGAAGCCGGCCACAATGGACCGGCTCCTCTCTGAGTTGACGCTCAGAATTTATTATAAGCCCTCCTTGATCATGTAGCGAACGTGATCGTTCATGTCTTTGACGATGAAGTGCTTGTCGCTCAGCGAGGTGCCCATCTGGTAGCCGCAGGCTCCGCAGGTTGCGGTCCAACCTTCGAGTCCGCCTTTGGCGACATGGCGATCGTCGTAGACGTAGCTGTTGGTTTGGTCGAATGAGTGGGACATGGTGACCTCCTAAGGTCTGCTGCTGTTAAGAACCACTATACACGAAGGGGTACCACTAGCAACACCAAAACAAGATATTTCTCAAAAATCTCTGAAGCCCATTTATTACGAACGCATGAAGGTACATACCCACCAAAGCCCAACACACTAGGATCGCAATCATTCTGTAATGGAGGCAGCATGGCTGACGACGGATACGCACGCACAATCGGCAAAGCCAAACCAAGCTCCACAGACTTCATGGAAGTCGGCACATCAGGCCTCGTCCAATACGGAGGCAAAGTACAAGAAGACTTCCTACGCCAACTCCAAGGCCGACAAGGAGTCGCCAACTACCGAGAGATGGCAGACAACGATCCCGTAGTCGGAGCCATCCTCCACGCAGTCGAAATGCTCATGAGAACAGTCGAATGGTCAGTCGACGCAACCGACACCAACGACGAAGAAGCTCTCGACTACGCAGCATTCGTGGCGGAATGCATGCAAGACATGAGCCAATCATGGGACGACACGCTCTCCTCAATCCTCTCATTCCTCACCTACGGCTTCTCAGTCCACGAAATCGTGTACAAGCGCCGAGAAGGACCAGACGCCGAAGCACCCTCCAAATACAACGACGGGAGAATCGGCTGGAAGAAACTACCCATCAGAGGCCAGTCCACAATCTACGACTGGGACATCGACGCCAACGGCGGCATCAACGGCGTCACACAACAACAAGTACTCGGTGAAACATTCGGACGAAACAACGTGTACATCCCAATCGAAAAAATGATGCTGTTTCGAACCACCACCAAATACAACGACCCGAGAGGCCGCTCAGTTCTAAGAAACGCATTCGTCTCGTGGTACTACAAAACCAAGATCCAAGAGATCGAAGCAATCGGCATCGAACGAGACCTCGCCGGACTACCAGTCGCAATGGTGCCACCACAACTCCTCAGCGACAACGCCACCAGCGCTGAAACCTCTGCACTCAGCGCCATCAAAGAACTAGTCCGCAACATCAAACGTGACGAACAAGAAGGTATCGTCTTCCCACTCGCCTACGACCCAGACACAGGCAACCTCGCCTACGACCTGAAACTCCTCTCGACAGGTGGACGCCGGCAGTTTGACACGAACGCAATCATCCAACGCTACGACCAACGCATCGCCATGTCGATCCTCGCCGACTTTATCCTGCTCGGCCATCAAGCAACAGGAACCCAAGCGCTCTCAGTGTCAAAGATCCAACTCTTCCTCGACTCGCTCTCAGCATGGCTGCGCGCAATCAGTGAAGTGTTCAACTCTCATGGCTTACCACGCCTCATGAGAATAAACGGTTTCGACATTTCCAAAACACCGTCAATCAACTTCCAAGCGCCAGACAACATCGACCTCACCGCACTCGGCTCATTCATCCAGCAACTCGCCGGAGCCGGAGCGCCGCTCTTCCCAGACGAAGAACTCGAAGGCTACCTCCGAGAAGCCGCAGGCCTTCCCCGAGTCATGGCTGAAGAAGTGTGAGCCGAAACCCGGTACAGGTAACTATCGGGGTCAAAAAGGCCGAAAGGTTCCCAATTTCCAGACAACGGAAACCGGGACAACCAGCACATCGCCCAATCGGCGACAATCGGCTAACCCGAAACGAGCGAGACTACTACGACGCGGTACTGCAAGCCTTCGCAGCGATACCAAACAGCATCATCGAAGACCAATTCATCGCGCCAGTCACAACCGACGTAGCAACACCAATCGCTGAAAGCATCACCGAGTACCAGCAATACCTGAGCGACCTGACAGTGTTCCAGTTTGACCAGTCAGGCTCTGCGATCTTTAACGCAATCAAACGCAACGTCGCAGCAGACTGGGCCACACTCGAAAAAGCAGAAACTCCGTCGGAATGGGCAACCTCGCTGCAATTCAATCGAGCATCGACCTCTGCGATTTCTTACGCCACGATGTCAGCAGCCAACATGGTGACAGACATGGTGGACTCCCAGATCACCGCAGTCCGCAACGTGGTCGCACAAGCATACAAAGACGGCCTGACTCGCCCACAAACAAGCAACCGCCTCATACAACTCCTCAACGACATGCCAGCGCCAAGAGGAACACCAGCAGGACTCGCAGGAGCAGCGAACATCTTCGGTGACGCCACAAGAGGCCTCACGAATCGATACGCAATGGCGGTCTACAACCGCTGCCAAAAAATCATGGAACAAAACCCAACCATGACTCCACGGCAACTCAAAAAATACGCCGACACCTACGGCACCAAACTCCGCAACTCTCGTGCCCGCACAATCGCACGCACAGAAATGATGCGCGCCTCCAATCAAGGACGCCTGATGGGCATGATCGACGCCGCCGATCAAGGCCTCGTCAATCCCACACTCGCCAGAAAACAATGGGTCACGTCCCGATTCGACGTTTGCCCTATTTGCGTTCCACTCAGCGGAGTCACAGTCGGCATAAAAGAATCCTTCGGCGCACCGGGACAAGCACCACCCGCTCACCCAAACTGCCGCTGCACAATCAGAATGCTGCCTGACCCAGCTACCTACGGAACACCTACCACTTTCGGTGGAACGCAACCAAACGAACCTATCCAGTTCAGACCACAGATCAGATTCACAGGAGCCAAACTCGAAGACCTGCTCCCAAGCCCCGGTGTGGTTGGCACACCCGGCGTGCTGGTCGGACAACCCGGAGCCGGCGGACCAATGGGTGACGTAGATCCCCTCCTCGGCATCAACACAAGAGGCATGGCGCTGATCCGCCAAAACGAAAAAATCGACTTCGGTGAGCTTCGCGGACCACTCGGAGGTAAAGCCGACTACAAATGGACAGCGGACGATTTCCCAAACACCATGACCGGCGAAGAACTCGCCCGTGGAAACTTCCGAGACTGGCCCGACTCGTCATCACGGGCAGACTGGCTCGACGAAGTCAAACCCATGAAACTCGAACAATCTAAAGAAATGGGTCTCTACCAATCAATCCAAGAGCAAGGCATCGGCTACCCGATCGACGTATCGACCTACCCCGACGGCTCGATGCGAATCCTGAGCGGCGCACACAGAATCGCCGTGGCAGAAGACCTCGGCCTCAAAGAAGTACCAGTCAGATACTGGGGCGCCCAATACGAATCGGTGTTCGGCAAGTTCAGCAACTACGACAAAGACGAACTGAAGCGCCTAAAAGAATACTTCCCACAACGAGGACACGGTCGCCTCGGCTACGCAAACTTTGAACCCGGCGAAATCCCTATCGGCGGCAGAACCGGACCACAAGGACGTGAAGGATTCGCGCAAGCCGAAGCTCAACTCAGAGCACGAGAAGCCAGACTCGCAGCACTAGAAACAATCGACTCCGGACCAGTAACCCCGCCCGCCGAACCGCTCCTCTCTGCTCCAGCCACCACAGAAGCCGTGACCGAAATCAGTGAAGAAGTGCGCGCCGAAGGAACAGCACTCATCAAAGAACTCCGAGAACAATCACGAAAAACGGCTCAGCGACAATTTGATCAAATCACAGGCGACCTCGAACGCCTCACAGATGTCGACATGGATGTGAGCGGCGTTCTGGCTAGACCACCCAAAGTCAAATGGGTAAGAGATCCAGCGCAAGGCCGAGTCCGAATCGACGTGGCAACAGGAGAACCAGTCGGCGGTGAATGGGACTGGTACTGGGACATACCAGAAAAACAAAAAGTGCGGATGAGGCGACGTGGAGTGTTCGCCGAACCCGGCCAAAAAGCTATGGCACCTGACGAACTCGCAGACAAGATCCTCAGCAGAACTGGCGGCGAGATAGCCACTCAGGACGACGCAATCGAACTGTTCCTTGATGCTGCACAGCGCCGCTTCACATTCGCCAGCCTCAAAGACGGCAGAGGCAACCTCGTGCGAGACTCAGTCGACAACAAGATGATCCCAGAACTCGAAGAGTCCGGCTACGCATGGAACATCCTCACCAACGAAATCGATGACGAAGTCATAGTCGGCGTTATGGAATGGGCCAACGGAACAATCGCACAAACAGTGGACGAGATCGGATCAGTGCTCCGAACATCACGCCACGGCACTAACCCGTGGGAAATGGAAATCAACGAGTACTGGACAGAGCTATACGACGTCGCACAGAAACGCCGAGCGATACAACCGCTCCGAGTCACCGACGACTTCGGACCAGAATACGCACCCGGAGACCGAGAGATCATCGAACGCTTCGATGAACTGGTGCCACCAAACCTGATCGAGGACGCCTCGATAATCAACACGAAGGAAGGCATCATCAACCTCCACCTCGACATCGTGGAACAAGCAGCCATCGAAGGATTCATATGAAAGTCCCACGAGTCCCGAGACCGGGCAACGCAACTCGCGCTTACGCTCGCAGGCAACGCCAACTAGACGAACCCAATAACAAAGGCACCCGCCATGCACAGCAAACATGGCGGGTGCTGGAAGAGCGGCTACGCCGCAGATCCTAAATTTTTTCGTATCGATAAAACGTGCCAATCTCTACTTCGTCGTTGACATCGGTACGAGATTTGCTGAGATCCGTGTGGTCATAAGCGCATTCAGTAGCGAACTCGTGCAAGCATTCATCGGTGTCGTGGTGCATGATGTGCTGGCAAGGACCACACCAGTCAGGCCACGCTGCGTGCATCCGAGCCTGCGCCAATGTTTCCCAGTGGCAGATCCTAGCGTGGTCTAAGCACAAGGTCTGCCACTTGAATCCATCTTCGTAGGCATCGGGATCTTCGATTTCATCGATCAGGATTTTTGTGCCGCTGGCCCGATTGATTGCTACCGATGCTTGAAAGTGGCGGTGGTAGCGGTTGCCTTCTTTGTCTACCCAGACTGCCCGAGCCATTATGCGTCCTGTTCCCAAGGCTGAGGAAGATCTAGGTGCCAGATGTTGCCGGGAAGTTTCATCATCCATCTGGCTGCTTGCATCTCGATGGCTTCCCTGCCTTCTTCGGTGGAAGCAAGTTCTTCTAGTTCAAGCGCCCAGTTTTTGTGCTCGTGGTTGCTGAGGAGCATGTTTGCTACGGCTCCCATGACTTCAAAGGCCAGTGCTTCTTTTTGCTTGTTTGTGAGTTTCATACCAGTTCTCCTAGAACTCGGATGACCCAGAGGATGGAATCGGCAACGGCGATCTGGGCCTTGATGCTGTGAAAGGGTGCTGCTGCCATGTCCCCACTCTACATAACAGGGGTACCCCTTGCAACACAAAAGAGGGTATTTCTCAAATTTCTCGAAAATCAAAAAACCAGACATACATGAGGTAGCCGCACCAACGCGACTACCATGCGACTTATCTGACAGGAGGCGGCATGGCGAAAGCGACCAAGCTGACAGAACTCACCATCAAAGAAACGTCAGGCGTGGATCATCCCGCGCACCTGCACGAAGGCTGGATGGTGATGAAATCAGAGGACGATCTCGACACCGCCCTCAATCAGATAATCGAACCCGACTCACAGGAGAACACTGTGGAACTCAATGCCACTCCAGAAGTCGAGGAAGCAACAGAAGAAGCAACCGAGGTAGCACCTGCTGAACAAGTAGAAGCAACCCCAGTCGCCGCATCCGTTGACGGCCCCGACGAGACAGAGGTGCAGAAGGAACTAACAGACCTGCGGAAAGAACTGGAACTGGCTAAAGAAGCCCACCGTGAACTCATCGAGGAACGGGAACTGGAAAAGGCAGCTACCGCTGCTCACCAGTGGGCAATTCTTCCGGGCTTGAATCCTGTCGATTTCGCTAAGGTCTTAGTGCGCCTTCGTGCCGCCGATCAAGAGGTTGCCAAAGAAGTCGAAGCAATCCTCAGCGCGTCAAGCGTGGCCCTTTCCGAAGCTGGTGTATTCACCGAGCTTGGAGCCGAGGGTGACGAAGACGGAGCGATGGATGCCTTCGGACGGATCGAGAAAGCTGCACAAGCTCTCGTCGATTCTGGTGAAGCCACATCCGTGGCGAAGGGCATAGCGCTCATCACCGAACGCAACCCTGAACTTTACAACGACTACCTCAACGAAAAGCGAGGCTGATAAATGGCTGCTTACACAGAAGGCCAGATGAAGATCGGTACGCTGAAAGCTGCGGCAGATCTGTCAGCGAAGCAATATCACATCGTGAAACTTGCCTCCGCTACGACAGTAAATGTCTGCTCAGCAATCACTGACGTACCAATCGGCGTCTTGCTCAACAAGCCCGAATCCGGTGAAGTTGCAGAGATCTGCATCATGGGAGTATCCAAGATTGTCGCTGACGGCACCATTGCCGCTGGCAACCTTCTCGGCACCTCCGCTGATGGTCAGGCCGACGCAATCGCCGCCGGATCTGACACGACGGTCTACACCATCGGTCAAGCAATCGGAGCGGCAAGCGCTGGCGAAAACTTCACTGCGCTCATCAACATTTCATCCGGCAGAGCGTCGTAGGAGGATTGACTTAAATGCCACAACCAACAGTAAGTGACGTGCATGTAGATGCGATCCTGACAAATATGTCGGTCGCGTACATGCAGGAGGCCTACGCATTCGTAGCCTCTCGTGCATTCCCACAGGTAAGCGTGCAGAAGCAAAGCGACAAGTACTTCACGTACTCGCAAGCTGACTTCTTCCGTGATCAGGTTCAGCTACGTGCAGACGGAACACAATCCGCCGGCACCGGCTACAGCCTTTCCACAGCGACTTATTCTGCGGACGTTTATGCATTACACAAAGACATCGGCGATCAGGTGCGAGCCAACTCGGACGCACCACTCGACCCAGACATGGATGCGACTCGTTTCCTGACCCAGCAAATGCTGATCCGTCAAGAAGTCGAATGGGCAGCCGCCGCTTTCACAACCGGCATCTGGGGCAACGATGTAACACCCGGCACCCTTTGGAGCGCTGCAAACTCAACTCCCATAGCGGACGTTGAGACTGCAAAGAACCAAGTTCTGACCGACACTGGCTACGTGCCAAACACGGTCATCATGAGCTACAAAGTGTTCAGCGCCCTCATGGACAACGCAGACATAGTCGACCGGATCAAGTACACCTCAGTGGACTCAGTGAGCGAAGATCTTCTCGCCCGCTTGTTCAATGTGGACCGAGTACTCGTGATGGCAGGCGTCTACAACACCGCCGCTGAAGGAGCAACCGCTTCCTACAGCCAAATCGGTGATAGGGACGCTCTCGTCTGCTACACGCCAGACAATCCCGGCCTCATGCAACCATCCGCTGGATACACGATGGTCTGGAATGGGATCAGCGCCGGACTTGGCACCTCATCAGCGATCAGCCGCTTCCGCATGGAAGCCGAGAAGGCTGACCGCATCGAAATAGAAGCAGCATGGGACACCAAAGTGGTCTCGTCTGCGCTTGGGTACTTCCTGAGCAACTGTGTAGCGGCCTAACCCCACCATAGGCACAAACACACTGAGGGTCGGGTCGGCACTTCCGACCCGGCCCTCAAACTCTTTCTAAGGACTAAAAATGGCAAGTCAGATAACAGCACTCGCTCCCAGCGCCACCGCCCTCACCGGCTCCGACCAACAAGTCGTGACCGGTGACGGAGTCTTCTACGGCGGCTGCTTCGCATCAGCAAGCGACACCAAAACCGTAGATATCTATGACGGAACCGATAACACCGGCGTCAAACTGGCAGCGCTTTCTCTCGCTTCCGGAGGAATTGAAAACCTGAGCCTCTCGACAGGGATCGCATTCACCACAGGCCTCTACATCGACGTAGGGGGATCTGGCACGCTGACCGGCTCAGTCACGACAATCTCATGACGTGGACTTATGGCGGTGACCCGTCAGCTAGCGCTCTGGCTGCGATCCGGTTTCTAACTGGTGACACAGACACCAACGATCAACTCATCAACGACGAAGAGATCGCTTGGACCAATAATCAAGTCACCGGCTCTGACACGGCCACAACAGCCTTGTACGAGGTCGCCTACCGCGTGATGATTGCCATAGCCTCAAAGTTCAGCAGGCTCGCAGATCAAAGCGTGGGCGATCTGAAGGTCGATATGTTCCAGAAGGCGACCAACGCCAGAGAACAAGCAGCGCTACTGAAGCAACAAGCGCTGCGAGAAGGCAACACCCCAACACCCTACGCCGGAGGGATTAGCGTCTCCGACAAAGAAATCGATGAGGAGAACAGCGACATCGTGCAGCCATACTTCTCTCGTGGGCAATTCACAAACAAGCGTGGCGGAGCAAACGAAGTGGTCGCTGACTATGGGGCAGGAGCCAACTAATGGCCGCACAGTCGCAGCAGTTCATGACCGATCTCAAAGTCAACATGACACCCGACACTGTGCAGATTCGCACAACGTCAACGGTCAACAACTACGGCGAACGCACCTACTCAGGATCAGCGACAACCTACGACGCCTACATCATTCGAGTTGAAGAAGCTCGCCGCAACGCCGACGAGAACCTCATCGATGTCGACTACATCGCATACATACCAAATGCAACAATCGACGTGGACGTGACAGGACAAATCACGCTGCCCGCCCCGATTTCAGATACACGCCCCATCGTCAGAGTGAACACCAAGCGAGACCCGCTCGGACAAGTCGCCCAGATCGTCTATGTGGGCAGCAAGTCGAAGCGAGGATGATGTGGACCGAGGACCATTCCAGATCAAAGAAGAAGGTCTCGATGACGTCATACGGCGCCTAGAGGAATACGAAATCGACACTGACCGCGCAATCAGACAAGCACTGCAAGCAGCGATCCAACACATCGCAAGCGAAGCAGACGAAATGGTCCCTGAAGATGAAGGCCAACTGAGAGCCAGTCAGAATATCGAAAACGTCAAAAAAAGCGGCGACCGATACGTGGCCTCAATCAGCTACGGCGGACCAAGCGCACCCTACGCAATTGTGCAGCATGAGAACTTCGATCTGTTCCATCCACCCAAACCACCCGGTCGACGCAAAGTCGGTGGACGCCAAGGAACTGGCCCAACCAATCCCGGAGACCGAACGAACGGTGGCCCAAAATATCTGGAATACCCGTTTGATCGCGAAACCGAAGAATGGCCGTCAGGTTTTAGAGACAGACTGATCAACGCCGGCTGGCGATTGCTGAAGGGATAACCGTGGCCTTCCTACCAGAGATCGGAACCTACCTCGCAGCAAACGTGACCACAGTAACGCTGACACTCGGAACGAACCTCATGCTGGGCCGACTCCCAGACACTCCCGACACTTGCGTAGCGATCCTCGAAAGCTCTGGCCTTGCCGCCGTAGATGCGATGGGAGGCTCAACGCTCCCTGCCTACACGAGACCAAGAGCACAAGTCATCGTCAGAGCAGCAGCCTACGCAGATGCCTCCGCTTTGGCGGAAGACATCTACAAGCAAATGCAGAAGATCGATAACGAGTCGCTCTCGGGTGTTTACTACCTGCGCGCCACCGGACTCCAGTCGCCCTTCTACCTCGAACGTGATGGACAGGAGAGAGCGGTCTTCTCATGCAACTACCAGACCCTGAGAGTCCTCACGTAAAAGACGCCTACGGAGAAGTACGGCGAACACCTGAGCATGAACGGGAAACACGAGTCGAAGTGCGGTGCGCTAATTGCGTGAAGAAGCTGGCGCTCATGGTTACAGCGCCGTGGAGGATTCAATGCCCCCGCTGCAAAATGATCAACGAGTCCGGGTGACGCGAAAAGGCCGCCCCCGGAGGAGCGGCCCGTTCGGTTGTTCCTTTGATGTTGATCAGGCTTGCACCCCCTCGTCTGCTTCAAGTTGAGCCAAGATGGCTTCTGCCATTTTGCGAGCGGTTTCGGGGCTTAAGAACAAGTTCATCTCTGAGCCATTGCCCAACGGAGACTCGTCGCCTTCGCTGATGGTTACTGCCATTTTTTTCATGCGGCCACTGAAGACGGAAGAGCTAGTGGTGGAAACCTCTGAAGACCTATCTGGATAGGTGTCTTCGTGAAAGCTTGCCGAAGTCCGGACGCTTTCCTCACGAATCTTGTTGTTCAAGTGAATCCCGCCAACCGGCAAGCTGATGGTGCCGCTAACAATTTTTGCTGGATCGCCATCTTCATCAGTGAAAGTGGTGACCGTCATGTCGGCGGTGTGGGTGCGGCTACGACGTCCGAAGTAGTCAGCGTCTTTGATTGCGTTGCGAGTGCTGATGATTTTGTTCATTTGGAGCCTCCTAGGTTCCGGTGTTTGCTGTTGAACCTATTATACACATAGGGATACCCCTTGCAACCCAGAATGGGATATTTCTCAAAAAGTTTCTACCGACTAGAATCACGGCATGGTCGCAGTCCCTGACTACATAGCAGCCAACGCCCAAAGAGCACTCGACAACATCGAACGCAAAGGCGACGGAGTCACAGACAAGACACTCCGAGAGACACGCCAACTCGCAAACGGCGAAGCCAGCGAAAACAAGATCATGAGAATGGCTGCATGGTTCGCACGCCACAAATCAGATCTCCAATCGCCACGAGCCGCCGCTTACCTCAGAGGCGACGGACCAATGACCGCCGGACAATGGGCATGGCTCGCATGGGGAGGAGACATCAGCACAAGCAACCGCATGCGCGCTATGGAATGGGCAGAACGCAAACGAGACCAACTCGCCAAACAACTCAGCCAATCAGTCACCGAAGGCCTAAAACGAAAAGTCGAAGAACACAACGACAAATACGGCGACACAAAATCAAAGCGAGTCAACCTCCGCATGCTCGCCGCTGTCTTCAGAAGAGGCGTCGGCGCTTACAACAACAACCCGGCATCAGTGCGGCCCGGAGTGACCTCAGCAGACCAATGGGCCTACGCCAGAGTGAACACCTTCTTACGCGCTGTTCGTACCGGCAAGTTCTCAGGAGGTAAGTTTGATACAGACCTCCTACCACAGGGACACCCCATGTCGACACGCAAAGCTCTAGCCGGCTTCTTCCAAAAGCAAGAAACAAAACGTGAAGATGGTGAAGACTTCCCTGCTGAAGCATTCGCATACGTGCCAGACCCAGAGAAACCATCCACATGGAAACTACGACTCTGGGACAGTCTCGATGAAAAAGAAACAGCGGCCCAAGTTGGGCGCGCCTTAGCTGCTCTCGGTCCCGGCGGTTTCCGTGGCAACCGAGTCCAGCTACCAGAAGAAGCAGTAGACGGAGTGAAACGTAAGGTGCTCGCTGCATGGCGGCGAACACATCCTGACGCAACAAGAGATGAGGAACCCGAAGTGCTGAAAGCATACGGCTACTACGAAGAACAAAAAGACTACGGCAACACGGCAGGCGGCGAGGACGCCATGACGCATCTCCTCATGGCATACCGACTCATGCTGGACCACCCAGAATGCGCTCCGGTGCTCGGACCACTCATGGAAGTGATCCACATGAAAGAAGCCATCATGCTGGAACACGCCGACGAGACACACATCGTCGTGGATGTCGAAATGGACGACGACGACAGAGAACAGATGCTGTACCGAGTCTCGACTCGCAAAGTTGTACGGCAAGAAGATGGCCAGTTCTGTGTTTACTCAGAATCAGGTCGATCCTTTGGCTGCTACGCCACACAAGAACAAGCCGACGCGCGCCTCGCCCAAATCGAATCGTTCTCAGATCGGCGAGTCACATACGCCACCGACAAAGAACTCGGTGAGTGGCACGACACCCTCCACGCACAAGACGTCGTCACCGAAGGCATGGTCACCTGCCACGACATCATCGAAGAAGAACTCGAAGCACGACAAACAGCACTCGACATGGTGAAAGCCATGAGCGGCTCAGTTCCTGTTGCAAAAGCTGATGAGCAACGATTCACACTCGCCCCCGTTTACGTTCCCGGCATCGAAGATGCTCATGGCGAATTCACTGACCAAGAAACTCTCCAGAAAGCTCTCTGGGATTGGATGAGAGCAGGAGACCGAACCATCTACCTGCAGCACTCCGAGAAACCTGCTGGAGAGATGGTGGAGATGCTGACATGGCCCATGCCAATCGAAACCGCTCTCGCTGTACCCAACGAAGGCATCACTAAATATGCGTTCCCCGCTAACACTCCATTCATGGGAGTGATCTGGGAGCCTTGGGCTTGGGAGATGGTGAAAGCTGGTGATCTTCGCGGCTACTCAATCGGAGGAAAAGCACAACGGATGGAAGCTGACCTTCCATCCGCTGCACTTGTCTAGGTTGTGATTGTCAGCTAGCTCGGCGACCCTCCTCGTTCACTGCTTCGGTTGGAGCAGCGAACACCATCGGGAAGTGGTGCTTGGGAGTGCGGAAGGTTCCGACGTACACCGAACCGACTGGCCATCCGCTGCTCTTGCTTTGAGCAGGCGTCACGGTTTTGGTCTCCAGTTCAAAGTTCGACTCGTAGCAGCCGGTCTCCTCATTCTTGGTCCAGTAAAGAGAGTCGGCGCAACTAGCGACAACCTCTGACCGGGTGGTGCTTCTACCCCACTGGGCGACAGGGAACAGATCCTCGTAGTAGGCGAGAAGTTTGTCGGCCTCGCCGCCCTCTGTGACGTTCACCTGATTAAGCACACGAAGGAAATCGTCGTCGCCGTATTTGTTGCCGACTTCAGACTGGCCCCACTTGGTAACGAAAGGAAGAAGATTCTTGGCGCAACGCTCCTCGTTAGTCACGCGATTCTCACGTTCGTTGTTGTCGACTCCGTAAACCACCTCAGGGTCAATCACAAGCTGAACGTGGTCATACTTGCCACCGACCCAACGCAGCTTCAACCAAGGGAAAGGATTCTTGGTTTCCCCTACCGAGTTTTCGTGGTCCGACCTGTCCATGATGCCAAACTTCGTTGACCTATGAGGACGTGCGACACGAAGCATGTCGCCTGACTCCACAACCAAGCCCTCGTCCTTGTTCTTGCCGCCAGTAGAGGTGCGAGTCTTAGCTACGCCACGCTTTACGCTTGCAGCCTCAAACTCGGCTCGACGTGCCGCTGCCGCTATTTCAGCTTCCTGCGCTTTGACGGCTGCTGCGGCTTCTGCTTCAGCCATTCTGCGATTTGAGTCAACCCTGCTGGCGATCTCTTCCAGAGCGTCGCCGATGGTTTTCAGTTGGTAGCCAAGAGCGCTCAATTCGTTGAAGCACACATCAGTCTTGGCAAGCTCATCGATAGAGCCACGCAAGGACGAGTAGCTGTGAGCGTCTCGCAGATCGAGAAGCAGATGGCTGTAGCCAGTGCTTTCGTCGTGGCGAGTGCCATCAACCAGCGGAGCAAGAAGCGACTGAAGGATGTGCTTCACATCGCTCAATGAGGAGTCTGGCCTCCAGTCATCGTTCTCGCATGCGCCAAACACAACGCCTAGCTGGTTAGAGGAAAGGCCTCCATCAGCGCCGTTGTTGTTTCGGGTGTCTAGGTTTACGTTTATTCTCATTTCAAGCCTCCTGTGGCTTTGTTGCTGTTCCAAACAACCCTACCTAACAGGGGTAGCCCTTGCAAACAATAAATGGGTATTTCTCAAAAAGTTTCTAACCCCTACATTCAGCCAACCAGCACAAGCGGCTAAGATCGCCCACAGTGACCTTTGTGTCCAGTGTCCATCGTGGCCCGGTCCCTTGGCCGCGCCATTCCCAACAGGAGGCGCGATGCCGAAATACAAAGTGACCGGCGGCGACGACGGCGAATCAGGAATCGAGTACTCCGGCAAACGCTACGAACCCGGCTCAACAGTAGAGATGCCTAGCAAGAAAGCCGACTGGATGGTCGACCTAGGAATCCTCGAAGCAGTCGGCAAGTCGACAGCGACAACAACTGAGGACGAATAATGCCTACCTTCATTCATGGCAAAGGAACCAAAACCTATGTCGACGAATTCGATCTCTCCGATTATTTCAATGCGGCAGATAGCACCTTCTCAGTAGAGACAGCCGACGTGACCGCATTCGGAGCATCCTCTAGATCTTTCCTCCCCGGCCTGCAAAGTGCCACGCTCGGCATGACCGGACTCTGGTCCGCAGACACCGACGGAAGCGACGAAGAACTCGAAGCGCTGCTAGGTAACGCCACTAGCCCGCTGACGACCGTCGCAATGGAAGCCGGCACCATCGGCAACAGAGCGATCCTCATGCAATCAGATCTCGTGACCTACGCAATCTCATCACCAGTCGCTGACGTGGTTTCAGTCTCCGCAGACTTTCAAGCCACAACCGATGGCACAACCAACCTGACCTACTCAGGACAAACCGGAGTGCAACTGACAACCGGCGCCTCGATAGCTTTCGGAGCACTCGGAAACTTGTCATCAGTCGACAACAGCGCCTCCAGCGCTAACGGCGGATTTGCTCTGCTGCACGTCCCCACAAACTCAGTCGGCGGCGGCGTCACCACAATCAAGGTCCAGCACTCGGCTGATAACGCCACCTTTGCTGACCTCATCACGTTCTCAACGGTTGCGGCTTCGACCAAGACCTCTGAGCTAAAAGCGGTGTCTGGCACCGTGAACAGATACATAAGAGCAACAGCCTCCACGGCTGGCTCATCCGGAGCGATCACCTTCATGGTGTCGTTTGCTAGGTTCTAGGAGGACCATAAATGCCCACATTCGTACACGGTAAAAGTGTTGACTTTGCTCTCGATGACACATCGGGATCAAGCCGCAACATTTCCGACACACTCAACTCGGTCGACTTCCCCGAGACAACCGAAACGGCTGACACTACGGCCTTCGGTAGCTCCTCGCGGAGTTTCATCGTAGGTCTGGAGAGCGCCACCATTTCAATCTCAGGTCTCTGGGATTCCACTGTCGACGGATACATCAAAGGCGGCACAGAGCCAGCCTCACGTTCTTTCATTTACGGACCTGCTGGATCAACCGGCGGCAACGTGAAATACACCGGTGAATGCATCATGACGAACTACAGCATCTCCTCACCAGTAGGCGATGTCGTGACCTTCTCAATTGACCTACAGGTCACTGGCGCAGTTACTCGCACCACCTACTAGATCCCTAAAAACAAGGAGTGACCTCAGTGTCCAGACTTGCAGAACAAATAAGAGCCGCCCACGATGTGAGCAGCGAACTCTACGAGATACCCGAATGGGACGTCACGATAGAACTCCGCTCAATGTCGGCACGACAACGTGCCGCTTTCGCATCAAGTGTGGACTTCACCGCCGATGGCAACGTCGAAGTAAACGGCAACCGCGTCGAATTGATGTGGGGAACCGTGATACAGGCTTGCTGTTTTGATCCAGATGATGGAGAGCACGTATTCACCGAGGACGATATCGAATGGCTGATGGCAGAAAAAAATGCCAACACCGTGGATGCCTTAGCGAATGCTTGCCTAGCCGTGTCCGGAATGGGCGCAGACTCGGATGGTGACGCGGGAAAAGATTTCTCGGATTCCCAGACTCCCGAGGACGAACTGCCCCTGAGCGACGCTTCTACTTCCAGTTAGCAAGAGAGCTTGGTATGACCGTTAGTGAACTCCTAGACCGGATGACAGCGAGTGAACTAACGGAATGGGCTGCCCTCTTCTCATTGGAGAACAGTGAGAGAGAGCAGGCAGCTAACCGCGCCCGAGCGAAATCGCAGGCCCGCTAATGGCAACGGTAAGTGGCGGCTCCATCGAAATCACAGCGGCGATCCGAGATAAAGCATCAGCAGATCTCCGCAAACTGCGTGGCCAGTTCCGAGAATTTGGTAAAGACGCTGAAAAGTCTATGAGCCGAGTCCAGCGTGCTGGACAGAAGCTCGAAGCCTTCGGCAAATCAGCAACCCGAGTCGGCAAACAAATGACGATGCGGATGACGCTGCCGATGGCAGGCGCCGGAGCCGCCGCTTTCAAAATGGCTTCTGATTTTGAAGCATCAATGACTCAAATCCAATCGCTTGTCGGTTTGTCAGCAGACAGCGTGCAAGGATTCGAGAAAGATGTCCTGAGCCTTTCAGGTCAAACAGCACGAGCGCCCAAAGAACTCGCTGACGCCATGTTCTTCGTGACCTCAGCAGGCATCAGAGGAGCCGAAGCCACAGAAGTGCTGGCCGCCTCAGCGAAAGCTGCCGCAGTTGGGCTAGGCGACACGGCAACAATCGCCGATCTTGCCACAAGCGCCCTGAACGCTTACGGCTCAGATGTCATCAGCGCAACAGAAGCAACCGACGTGATGGTTGCAGCAGTCAGGGAAGGCAAGCTCCAAGCCGACGAACTCGCAGGCTCAATGGGTCGAGTCCTCCCAGTTGCAGCCGGGATGGGGGTCAGCTTCAACGAAGTCGGCGCCGCTTTCGCATCCATGTCAAGGACCGGCACCAACGCAAACGAGGCAGCAACGCAGCTACGCCAAATCATGGTCTCGTTACTGAAACCAACCAAGCAAGCAGAGGAAGCTCTGCAAGGCATGGGACTCTCCTCAGAAGGTCTCCGTACCCAGATGAGGGAGAAAGGCCTCCTATCGACCTTACAGACGCTCTCGACTGAATTTGATGGCAACGCTGACGCCGCCGCTTCTGTTTTCGGTAATGTGCGCGCCCTTGTCGGCGTCATGGATTTGATGGGAGCCAACGCAGCAACAACCGCTCAAATTTTCGGAAGCATGGCCGACACCACCGGCACACTAGAAAAATCGTTCGGGATTGCAGCCGAAACCACCCAGTTCAAGTTCAATGCTGCGCTCGCCGAATTCAAAACCTCCATGATCGCCATAGGCAAAGAAATCATTCCGGTTGTCTTGCCGCTGATACAAAAGATCGCAGAGTTCATCGCCAACGCCGCCCGAGCATTCAGCAACCTCTCAGGACCAGTCAAAGCAGCAGTCGTCGCCTTCGGAGCCATCGTGGCAATCGTGCCGCCACTACTGGCGCTGCTCGGAGGAATGGCCCTCGCCATAAAAGCCTTAGGCATAGCGATGGCAACAGCGCTCCCAATCTTTGCCGCATTGACCGCTGCTGTCGTGGCGGTCTCGTTTGTCATAGGCAAATTCATGTCGGACAACAAAGAAGCCAAAGAGCGACAGAAAATGCTCAACGACGAACTCCGAGCATCCGAAGAACCGCTCACCCTCGTCGCTGACAGGACCGCCGAACTCACCGCCGAATACGAACGACTCAATGGACAATATAAAGAACTCACACCAGAGATAGAAAAGTTCAACGGCTCCAACGTTTTGCTAGGAGAACTTCTCGATCGCAAAGTCGCTAAAGCCTTTAAAAAAGTCGGTCTGGAAGCAGCCAAGGTAGAGAAAGTCGTGGCGACCGGTACTGACGTCTTTGAAGATTTAGCCGGACAAGCACGCCTCACAGGCATGACACAGGAACGCTTCGCTGAGCAGCTACGCCTAGTCGAAGGCGAGACAGGTGAACTAACCAAAGCCATCGCAGACAAACTCGACGCTGGCGAACTTGACCTCAAACAAGCCAAAGACATTCTCCACGCTTTAGACGAAACCGCTGACGCCTACGACGACAACACCAAAGCACTCAACAAAGAATCGAAAGCGTTCCTCAACAACAGCGAGAACGCCGCCCAATACGCTCGCATTGTCGGCGTCGAAGTCTTCGAAAGCATCATTGCCAGCGCAGAAGAAACCGGCAAATGGGCGGAAGGCCAACAACAACTCAACGACGCCATCGAAGCAGTCAACGCAGAAACAGCAATCAATCAGTACTACGGCCTCGCAGACGCTGCAGGATTCGCAGCACTGGAAGTCAGCCGAGGAGTAGAAGAAGTCAAATCTGCGGAAACCTTCTACAACTCAACCTCTATCGATATCGACTTCGCTGTCGACCTAGAAGGATTGATGGAGCAACTCAACCACGCAGCGATGATGGTGGCTGACGCCGGCTCCTTCGGAGGGGCCACCGACCAACTCGATCTCGTGAAACGCTCTGCTGAGATCCAAGGAATGGTCCAAGAGCGCGCATTCAAAAAACAACAAGAAGCCGCTCGCAGAGAACATTCTCAACGGCAACAAGAAGCCGCTCGCAAGTTCGCAACCTTCGTCAAATCAAATCTCAGTCTCGGCGACGCAGGAATGTCTGAAAGCTTCGCCAGAGCAATTGTCGGTAGCCCAGAACAAATAGAGGAGGCCTTCGGGAAACTATTCGATAAAGCATTCGATAGCGGCCTCACCAACATGCCGCAACTGCGAAGCGCCCTCCAGAAAGCGCTCACCCAGCAAGACGGCCTAATCGCACTAGCCGAACAACGAGTCGGCCTAACAGACACACTGGCTACCGCCGAAGACAACCTCGCTGCTGCCTTAGCCAAACAAGAAGTCGCTCAAACCAGAGTCAACAAACTCATGGCTGATCGCCAAAGCATGGCGCAAAAAACTGCGTCGGCGTTCGGCTTTGAGTTTGGTGAAAATATTGGCGCGAAAGCACAAGCGGCACGACTCCTCGAACAATACACAGCCTTCGAAAGCAACCTACGAGGACTCCAAGACCGAGGCTTCCCAGTTGACATCATCAGCCAAGTCATAGGACTGGGAGCATTCGCAGGCAACGACATAGCCCAACAACTCCTCGCAATGTCAGATCTCGACTTTGCAGATTTCCTCACTTCGCTGACAGGAATCAGCGCCATCGGCCAAGCCATAGGCAACCTCCAAGCCGGGATGATGTTCGACTCACAAATAACCGGCGCACAAAGCCTCCTCGCAGGCGCACAAAGCGAAGCATTCATAGCGCAAAACCGGGTCACAATGCTCGGCGATCAACTCGACGCAGTCGGCCCACAAATGGAGTCGCTCGCCAAAGCAATGCAAATCGACTTCGGTACCGGCATCAAAGACTTCATCAGCAGTCTCGGACCACTCCCAGACGAACTCGCTCGCCTGTTCCAGATCTTCGTGGCTGATCTTGGAGCGCTCATGTCAGGAGAATCGAAAGGCATCACCGCTCTCGGCACCGCCGCAACAGGAACAGTCCCCGGTCTTCTCGCTAGCTTCGTCGCAGGAAACACCCCAGCATTTGCAGGGGCGCCCGGTAGCTCGGCAGATAATCCGATTTTCACGGACAACACAAAGTCCCTCCAAAAAGCAGCCGACAAGGCCAAAGCATTCAACCAAGGCACAAGTAACGCACAGACAATCAACCGAGCAGTCACAGCCCTCGCAGGAGGCGCCGGATTCGCTGAAGCCGACGCCGCTACCCTCGGCATCGTTGACCAGCTACGCAGACGAGCCACCAACACAAACGGTGCGGCGTTCGCTGCTGCTGACGCATCGATGCTGGATACAAACCCACGCCCGATGCGGGACTACGCCGGCCAAATCATCAACGTCAACGTCGCAGGCTCAGTGGTCCAAGAAAAAGACCTAGCAGAAACCATGAGACAAGCAGCGCTGGAGATGCAACGCTCCGGCAAACAATGGGTGCTTTGATATGGCTTTGGCGGCAACAGTCAAAGTGCAAGTCAGATTCTCGACTAGCGCCTCATTCGGACCACCACTCGTACTAGACGACGCAACAACACCACTCGACACTGGCGTCCTCGCAGACTCCACAGTCTCAGTTCTTGACCTCACAAACTTTGTGCAGAGCATCAACACAAGCCGAGGCCGATCAAGAGTCCTCGACACCTTCGAAGGTGGCATCGCCACAGTCCAATGCATCGACACCACCGGAGTCCTCGATCCCGACAACGGCACCTACGCAGGTCAAATCCTGCCCATGATCCAAATCGTGATCTCCGCCACCCACGGCGGCACCGAACGCTTCTTATTCAGCGGATACATCGAAGCATGGAATTACACCTACGCCCAAGACATCGACGCCGCCTACGTGACCATCAACGCAGTAGACGGAGAACGAATACTAAACCTCGCCAACGTGACCACGGTCACAGGACAAGCAGCAGGACAAGACACAGGCACACGCATCGGAAAGATCCTCGACACAGTCTCATGGCCTAGCTCAGAACGCGATCTCGATACAGGCAACACAACCTGCCAAGCTGATCCCGGCACAACCAGATCAGCGCTCACAGCGATCCGAACCTGCGCCACCACAGAAATCGGTGGCTTCTACATGGACACCAACGGAAAAGCCAAGTTTGTGAGCAGAGACAACACGATCGCTGCACTCGCAACAACACCTACCGAATTCAATGACACAGGAACCCAGATCCCTTATGTGGCTGTCGACTTCAACACAGACGACACGGTGCTCGCAAACAAAATCAGCATCACCAGAAC